CCCTTCTACTTCTAATTCTTTTTTATCAATCTCTGTATCTTGTGTGTAGCCAGGTTGTATTTCTATGTCTCTGTAAAAACCAGATACTTGTTTTTTTCTTAAATCATTTTCTGACATTTTTAATCTATGTACAACTGCTTCTGCATCTTCAATAGATGTTGCAGTGTATGGAACTATCAAATCGTCTGAAGGTATAAACTTAGAAACGGCTCTGTCCATCAGTTCATCGTAATAAACTTTTTTGAAAGCAGAGCCGCTAAGAGGGAGATAAAAAAGCATCTGATCGAACTCGGGTTCATACTCTTTCATCTTATTCATGAGCTGATAGTTCATGAAATTTTTTACTCTCATAGCTTGGTCCTCTTTTTGTCTGTTGATCACACCCATGATTTGAGTATGTACTGGACCTTTGGCTGGAAGTAATTCTTTGTAAGCTTGTGCTTGAAACTGTGTGACTGCTTCTCCTAACACTGGGTGTGTTACACCAGAAGCACCATCAAATGGTTCTGTTCTATCTTCGTATTTAAATCCTAAAAGATCTAAACCTTTTACGTAACTATCTTCCCATTCTTTACGAGAAGATTTGTAATTCATGTAATTAGTAAAAAGTTCTGAACCTAGTCTTCCTAAAATATCTTCAGGTAAGATATCTGCTAGGTTATCAAAATGTGATTCTGTTCCTTCCTGATTAATTTTGTTTGGCTCAAAGTTTACATCTACTGAACCATCTTCATTTTCTTGTATATCTACGCCATCACCACCTTGTGATTCTAAAACTTTTTCTTCTGCTAAAGCGACTTCTTCGTCACTAGGCGTTTTTACGCTGTTCTCTACTACGTTTGGTAGAGCTTTGTCTATTGTTGACATTCTTTTTCTCCGAGTTCTTTACCACTATAATCTTTTTTCCAGGCACATTCAACCCCTGTGGATTAGGTCCGCTTTTTGGAGGTGGTCCCCCGCCTGGAATTAATTTTACCATTATTCGTCTAATAAACCTAAACCTTGTATACCAAGTGAAGCCGCAAATCCACCTATTCCTAATCTAGATAATCCTTTAAGTGCTACTCTAGGTAGACCTAATCTAGCTATTTTTCTAACAGTAGGGTTTAATCCCCTTGTTAGTTTTGGTGTTTGATCTGCAAATGCAGGGTATAGATAATTTAATGGATCTGTTGCAATATCCATTGGTGAATCGCCAGCAGCAACCTGTGATGCAATATCACCCGCTGCAAGAGGTGCAAGTAATGCCGGTGACGCTGCAACTCCTAATCCTCTACCTAAAACTCTTAAACCTGTTTTAGCCATACCAGGTGCAGATCTTTTTTTCTCTATACCAAGTGCTCTCGATTTACTTGCTTTGATTGTTGATGGTGCAGCAAGTGCTGTTGACCCTGCAATACCTACGCCAAGTGCAGGTAATTGATAATCTAATATAGCTGGTCTATCTATATCAATAGATATAGGTTGAGTTGCCATATCAACCAACATATTTTTCTGTTGATCTTCGTTTGATAAATAAGTTGTTGGATCATCGTTTCTAAATGCTTTGACTAATCCTATCGCAGTTCCAACACCAGCACCAATACCAAATGTTTTTAAACCTGGTGATTTTAAAAATCCTAATGCTGCATTCGTGAACTTAGTTATTCCTGATGTAGGTTGTTGTATTTGATTTACTTTATTTGTAAATCCAACAGGGTCGTTTTGAAATTTTTTTGTTGGACATGCTAAAAGATCTCCACCTGCCTGTAACTCTATACGTCCACCATCTGCATTGTCACAACCGACAGCTCTTCTTATTTGAAGTATGGTTGGTTTATCAAACTGTTCAAATAATCCTCTTACAGCACCGGACATATCCTTGTAACCAAACATTGTTCCTTTTTTAAGCTTGTCAGCAAGACCTAATTGTCTTTGAATGATATCTGTTTCTTCACCAGGGAGAGCTTTACTTATTGCTTTTATAATTGATTGTCCTTGTCTTTGACCTATAATACCTGTTCTCATCGCATTTGTAATTCCTGAACCTAGTTGATTTATATCTCTAGAATTAAAACTTAAATTTGTAAAAGGTTCAAAACGAACTCCTTTTGGTCCGTGTAAAATATCCATTGCAGGAGCTTTAGGACTCCAACTGTATCCTTCAACTTGAATTCTTTTAACTAAGTCCTGTACTTTTATTTGTCCTTTTTCAAAAGGGTTATCTACTAATTTATTTTTTAAACTATTTAATCTATTAATTTTTTCATAAGCTTCTGGAAAATATTTTTTCAAATGCCTAACATCATTTATATCGTCATGAGAGTGAAGCATTCCATTGTATGAAAAAGAAACTTCAGTGTAAGGTAGTTTTGTTCCAAATTGCCATGGAATTAGTTTTCCTTTTTTATCATAAAATTTTATTTCTCCTTGCCCTTCGTTTTGATTCCAACTACGTAAAGCAAATTCCATAATTTTTTGATTAGGTCTTCTACCATACAACACCTCTTTAGGAGTTCTTGTGTATGTAGGTCTTCCTTCCTCCATCTCTGTTGCATAAGTAAGTTGCTCAGCAAAAGGTAGTGTGTAGAAAACTTTTGGAAATTTTTTTCCAAAATTAGCTCTAATATATTCCGCCCCCTGATCTTTAATGACCGCATATGTAGGAATGTTTCCAGATCTTAAATTAGCTGTAAGTGCATCCATCCCTATTCCTGTTCTTTTTGAAATTTCAGATGTAAAATTTTGTTTTAAAGGTGTTTTCTCTATCAATAGATTTTTTAAAACCTTATCTATTTTTTCTGCACGAGTTTCTACATTACCTAAAATAGGGTATCCATCAGGAGCGTTTTTTATATTGCCAAAACTATCTGGTAAATTTAATTTTTTCTTTGCTTTTTGTGCTAAAGACTCTTGTGTAATATATTTCTCACCAGCATTTGCTTTTGCTATTTCTTTTTCTAAAAATTTATTAACATCAGCTTGACGCTGTAAATTAATTGGATTAACTCCAGATTTAACTGGAGATTTAACACCTAACAAGGTTCTTTTTGCATAGACATTCTTAGTGGTAAAAGTATTTCCTATTCTAGGAACATACCTTTCATTTAAAAATTCTGCAAATTTCGCATCAGTCCCAGCGTTTTTAAATTTTTTTTGAAAAGCTTTGTATTCTTTTTTAAAAAGGTCATCAGTTAATAATAACTTACCACGAAAATCTTTTGCTTTTTGTTCCCCAGATCTAATACGAGCTCTAAGCGTTATTTTTTCTCTATTAGTAATTCCAGGTAAAGCTTTTACAAAAGCATCGTATATTTTTTGTTGTGCTGCAGTAAGCGGTATAGGTTTTCTACCTTCGGGATTTGACATTACACCTCCAGGATTTCTGCTAAGCCGCCGCCTTTGAAACCTATAGGTTCAATGCCTAACATCTCTTGTATCTCTCTGATACCATCGGGAAAGTCATCAGGATTTTTTAAAACTTGGTTTAGTCTTTGCATGTATAAAGTTTTTTCTTTACCAACTAAACTTTTATCCATAGCAATGTTTCTAAAAAGTAATGAAATGTCTTCTGCTTCTAAGCCATACTTACGTATGTCTCCATAACCCATTTGTTTGCCACTTGCTCTTGAAGCAGCTTTCTTTGCAAGACCTAAAGCTTTGCCAACAAGTTTACCTCTAAAGAATGGCACACGTCCACCATCTGCAAATTCAAAGTCATCTATATCAACAGACTCAGGATTAAAACCTCTGTCAGTAATGGTTCTACCTTTTGCATCTTTGACACTGACTAATCTTTCTGCAAATAACTGTATATCTTTTGGTCCATCAAGTCTTGCGACTGCTGACGCAACTTTTGGTCCAAAATATTTTTGTACTAATAAAAATGGATCACCCATACCACCGCCACCACCTTCGGTCATAAATCTAAAATCATCTGCTTCCATTAAACTAGATAAAGTTGGGCCACCTGGAAACTCTGGGTCTTCTAAATCTTTTATTCTATTTAAAAATTCTCTAGCATTTGCTCTAACAACTGGTTGAGCTGCATCTGATACACCAGCGTTTAAATAAATTTTGTTTACTAAATCATCTACGATTAAATTATTATTTTTTACGTTTTTAATTAATTCTAAACCAGAACCTGTTGGTAAAATAGTTTCTGATGCATCAACACCTTCTGACTTTGCTAAATTTTTTATTGTCTCTTCTGCAGATGCAACCGGTGCTGCAATATCATCTGGTCCTCCACGTGAACCTGGAGGTGGTAAGTCATCTCCCATCCTTAAAGACATTAAACCTTCTTGATCTAGGTTCCTGGTCCCTGTTGCCAGATCCGTGATGTTTGCTGGAGCTGCAGGTGGATCATAAAAATTTTTCATCGCCTGCATGTTAGAAATTAATTTATTAGCCTGCATGTCATTTAACTTACCTGAAGTTAAATAACCCATAGCTGAGTCTAGTTCTTCTACTGCTTTTGATTTTGGTAACACGCCTAATGCTTCAGGGTTGATGTCCATATCAACCATGAGTTCTGAAGATTTACCTTTACCTAAAAAGTTTACATTGGTTCGGGTACCGAGGATCTTGGAAACATTTCCTCCTAGGCTCTGATAAAGTTTTATTGCTGTATCTATTAATGTTTTACTAGCCATAATATTCTACACGTTTTCTAGGGACTGGTTCATCTCTATAATCCTCTGGGTGTTGAATCAGTCCACCTTGTCGTATTCTCATCAGTGCTTGTGTCATGGAGTCGACATAGTCATCGTGTTCTCCAAACGGAAACGCAGCACACTCTTCCACAACCTCTTGGGCAAAATGCTCGTTCATAGGAGCCCAAACTTTGCCAGACTCAAAAAGCGGTGAAACTGAGTTTACTCTTGCATGTTTATCATTTCCTTTGCTCGGTGTAAAGTTAACAACTGGTATTCCCATACGTCTTAATTCAGCCGTCAAAGGTATCCCTGATGCCTTGGCCTCGATTAAAGTCATGTCAGGCCTCCACCATAGATACTCCTCATGTGCCACGCGTCGAAGTTCGGGGAACTCGTACCGGTCTTTAAATGCTGATAATAGTATTATATTATCTCCATTATCCTCTGTTTCAAAAACTCCCCATGTAGTTATGGCGCTATAGTCAGCAGATTCTTTTTTCAAAAATGCTGTATCGTAAGATTGAATTTTATATTTTATTCGTGGCGGATCTTTGTGTTCCCAGTTTCTCCACCAGTCACGTTTGATTATAGCTCCCTCTTCAGCTGTTGGCTGTTGCATATATTGAGCATTCCAATTAGATACTGGGATTGAAGATTTAGTTTTGGTTAATTCTTCCTTGGTCCAATATTCTGGCCATACAGGTTTACCACTTGGTAATATGGCTGGCAGTTCTACAACTTCCCATTGGTCAGAGTCATCCTCTCCCTGAGCCTTGATTAATTGTCCAGTTAAATCTTTTGTAGACCAACGTGTCATAACACAAACTATTTTACCGCCTGGCTGCAAACGCTGACGTGGACCTGACGTGTACCAGTTCCAGGCTTTCTCAAAAGACTTACTATCTTTTTTAATATCTTGTTCTTTGTGTGGATCGTCAATGATTAGAAGATCAGCACCACGA